AATACAGTGGTTGGGTCTGCTGCTCTCTACAATAGCACAGCCAATTACAATACGGTTATGGGCCGACAGGCTGCGTATAGTACTACCACTGGAGAACAAAACTTAGCACTTGGTGGCCTTGCTTTCTTCTCAAATACTTCGGGCAGTTACAACGTAGCTTTGGGTATGGAGGCACTAAGCAACAACACTACTGCAAGCAACAACACGGCAGTAGGATTTCGGTCTCTTTACAGTAATACTACTGGTACACAGATTGTGGGGTTGGGGTATCAGGCTGGATATGCGAACACGACTGGGAACCAAAATATTGCCATTGGTTATCAAGCATTTTCAGCTAACACGACTGGTTACGAAAATATTGCCATAGGTGCCGAAGCACTAAAAGTTTCCACGGCATCAGTACACAACACTGTAATTGGAACGTACGCAGGTTTAGCTGGGTTAGGAAATGAAAACACCGCTATCGGTTCTTCTGCGATGCGGGCTGGTGGTGCTGGCTCTGCTAACGTTGGGATCGGTCGTCTTGCGCTTTACTCTAATACCGCCAGCAACAACACTGGGGTAGGATACCGTTCTCTATACCAAAACACTACAGGCGCACAAAACACTGGTTTGGGGCAGGATAGTTTCTACTCTAATACGACAGGTAGTTATAATGTTGGGGTTGGCTTTATGGCTCTCTACAACAACACCACCGCCAGAGACAACACAGCCATTGGGTATCAGGCAGGGTATAGTAATACTACAGGCGCATATAATGTATTTGTAGGCAAGGACGCAGGGCTTAGTTACACTACAGGCAATCTTAGCACTTTTGTCGGTGAGTACTCTGGGCGTTCAACAACAGGATCAAATAATACCTTTGTAGGTCAACAATCTGGAACATTTATTACTACTGGTACTAACAACACCATCTTAGGCCGCTACAACGGCAACCAAGGCGGCTTGGACATCCGCACCTCAAGCAACAACATCGTGCTGTCGGATGGGGATGGTAATCCTAGGCTGCATATTGACGGTAACGGCAACTTCCTATTGGGCAAAACCTCAGTAAGTTGGACGCTTGACGGCACTCAGGTAGAAAACGGTGGTGAAACTTTAGGTGTAACAAGTTCTCTTACAGGCAATAACTTCTTTGCACGAAAAAACAATGCAACAGGAACAATGTTTGCCTTTTGGTACAACAGTACAAATATAGGGAACATCACTAGCGGAACTTCAAGTGTAGCTTACAACACTTCTTCAGACTACCGCCTAAAAGAAAACGTAGTTGAACTAACTAATGCAACAGATCGCCTCAAGCAACTAGAGCCTAAGCGGTTCAACTTTATTGCAGACGCAGACACAACTGTTGATGGCTTTATTGCTCACGAGGTTCAATCAGTCGTACCAGAAGCAATCACAGGCACACACAACGAGGTCGATGATGATGGCAACCCTGTTTACCAAGGCATTGACCAAAGCAAGCTAGTGCCACTCTTGGTCGCTACAATCAAAGAACTAGAGGCACGGATCACTGCCCTAGAAAACGCTTAACATTAGTCAGAAAAGGATAAAGACATGACTGATACACCAACTGCGGAAGAAATCGCACAACACTACACAGCAATGGGTCACTCTGTTGACTTGCTAAACGCTGGACAACCAGAGGGCATGGAAGATGCTGAATGGGCTGACACTGTGTCACGCAACGTAGAGCATCTACAGCTAATGGTTGCTAAAGACTTCTGGACTACAGAAGATATGACAGCGGTTAATGCAGCTATTGCAGCTAATTCATAGTTGACATTTTAGCTAAATTAGCTATAATTATATAGCACTAATTCTGGTGCTAATCTCAATAACAAACAAAGGAGAAAGTTATGGGTAAAAATGAAAAGACACCTATTACTATCAACGACAAAGAATACTTCGTTGAAGACTTAACACAAGACCAACAGACTATGTTGAATCACATTAATGACCTAGATCGTAAACTGTCTAGTGCACGTTTTAACTTAGATCAGCTAAGCATTGGTCGTGATGCATTTGTAAATATGCTTGCTAAGTCTGTAGAAGTTACCGAAGAAGAAGAAGCAGAAGCGGCAGCTTAAGTTTATAATAATATAACTAATAAGGTACAGTGTAATGGCTGAAGAGATGACTCAAACAGGTAAGCAAACAGAGGCTTTATACACCATTGCTAAGATGAATGGCTACAATGGCCCTAAGTCTAGTACGCCTCTTAAGGCTTTCTTTAATAGTAGTGATGCTCTGAAAGCCAAAGCACGTGCCGTAGGAGTTGCTCTATATCGTGGGGGTATGGTACAACAAAAAGGTTATGCTGTTGGCGGTGTAGCTGCACCTACCCCCATTAATACTCCTACAGATACAACTGGCTTAGCTTTCACACAACAGCTAGGTCAACAAACACAAGACCTAATTGGTCAAACTATGCAGCCATACCAATCTGACGTAGCTATGATTCAACCTGAAGCAGGACAAATGGTTTCTCCTACAGCTGGTCAAGCTGGATATATGGCACCCCAAGCACCTGCTTCTGTTGTACCTACTGTTGCTACAGCTGCTACGCCTACACCTACACAGGCAGCTACTGTGGCTCCAACTACTGTGGCAGATGCTGTACAAGCTGAAACAGCCGCTACTCAAGCTGCACAAGGTCAAGTGTCACAGCAAGCACAAGCACAGGCTGCACAGCAAGCTACTACCTCTGTGAGTGGTATGGAAGCTGCTCAAGGTACAGCTATTATGATGAACAACCCTGTTCAACGTGAGATACAACAGGGTGAGCTTATCTCTGGTGAGGCTGATGCTGAGAAAGCTGCACAGTTCACTGAACAAATTGAAGCTGCACAAGCTACACCTACTAAGCAAGCTACTGTAGCAGGTCAACTAGATAAACTTATGGCTGACTTTGAGGGCGGTGAAACACCTGCATGGGCTGCTGGGTCTATGCGTACAGCAATGCAAACACTAGCTGCACGTGGTTTAGGTGCTTCTAGTCTTGCTGGTCAAGCTGTAGTACAAGCAGCAATGGAAGCTGCACTACCTATCGCACAAGCTGATGCATCTATTATGGCTCAGTTTGAGTCACAGAACTTGACAAACCGTCAGCAACGTGCTATGCTTGCTGCACAACAACGTGCTACATTTATGGGCATGGAGTTTGACCAAGCGTTCCAAGCACGTGTAGCTAACTCAGCACGTATTGGTGATATAGCTAATATGAACTTCACAGCTGAACAGCAGGTAGCTTTAGAGAATGCTCGTGCAGCTAACACAGTAAATCTAAACAATCTATCTAATCGTCAAGCAATGGTTATGGCTGAGGCAGCTGCACTATCTCAGCTAGACATGGCTAACTTAAACAACCGTCAGCAGACTGCAGTACAGAACGCTCAGAACTTCTTGCAGATGGATATGGCTAACTTGTCTAACGCACAGCAGACTGCTATGTTTAAGGCACAACAGAATATCCAAGCATTGTTTACTGATCAAGCAGCACAGAATGCAGCTGCACAGTTTAACGCTACAAGTGAGAATCAGACTGATCAGTTCTTTGCTAACCTGGGTTCTCAAGTATCACAGTTCAACTCTACTCAGCAGAACGCTATGGCACAGTTTAACGTGAATAGCATTAACGCCTTGCGTGAGTTCAATGCAGATCTACAACAGCAGCGTGACTTGTTTAACGCACAGAATGGTCTAGTTGTAGCACAAGCTAATGCTCAGTGGCGACAGAACTTAGCTACACTAAACACAGCTGCAGCTAACGAGAGTAACATGCTTGCAGCTAAAACTCTTAATGCCTTTACAGCTACTAACTTAGATGCGTACTGGCAACGTGAGCGTGACATTATGAGCTTTGCGTTTACGTCAGCTGAGAATGCTGCAGACCGTATGTCATCTACGCTATTACAAAAGATGTCATCAGAGAGCCAAGCTAACTTAGCTGATGAGATGGGTAAAGGTTCATTGACAGCTACACTTCTTAAGGGTGGCCTTAATTACCTAGCATCTAAGGCTCTCGGATCTAAAACTGGTTTTAACTTCTTTTAATAAACACCTAAAGGTATAACTAATGGCGGCAGAACAAGAGATGAGCCTAGCTGATGTGATTGTAGGTAAAGCTACCTCAGTACCTACAGCTAGCAGTACTAACATTAGAACTAAAGGTCTTATGGCTCAAGCAGTAGAGAAAGCTGCTTCTGCTCCTATTCCTACAGACCCAGTAGATCTGCTTCCTACGTATCTAGGTGATATGATTAGAACTATCAGAGAAGAGCGTAAGCCAGCTAGCTCCAGTACGCCTGACTTCTTTGAAGAGAACGTACAGATTACTGCAGAGGATGACTTAGCTGCAACTGAAGAGGCTGTACAAACTCAAGCAGATCGTATGATTGACTCAGCTGATGCTACGTTTAGTTATCCTACAGATGCTGATGAGACAGAAGCTGATTATACATCTAAGTTCACTAAGAACGCTGAAGCTATGGCTAAGGAAGCTAATGACCCTGGGTTTGTACCTGCAGTAAGAAAGCTAGCTGACAAGTACGGCATTACAGTTAACGAGATCTACGCTGTTATTAATGGTGAAAACAAAGACTGGTCTTGGAATACTACTAACAGCTTAGGCTACAAAGGTTTGTTCCAGTTTGGTGAAGACCCTGCAACTGAAGCTGGTATTGACTACGCTAACATAACTAACATGACACCTACTCAACAGGTAGAAGCTTACGATAAGTACCTAGAGCGCTGGGACTATGATGGTAGCGTACCTCTAGCTCTAATGCAAGCCGCACCAAGCTTAGCTAAACGTCTTAAAGGTAAGCCTGACTCTACTGTCGTATATACACAATCAGATGATGCATGGGCTGCAAACCCTAACTGGCGTAGCAACAATAAGACAGGACCAATCACACTAGGTAGCCTTAAGAGCTACTATCAATAATAACAAAGAGAGTACCAATGGCAGATCTACTTAACGCTCCTATCCCTGGGCAGTCGCTTACAGACTCACCAAAGAACTACCCTTGGGAAAGACCTCCTGAGATTGTTGACCCTCGTGAAGCTATTAAGTTTCACTTAGATGGTTTAACTGAGCCTGAGGCACTAGATAATATCGTAGAGATGTTACAGCTAGGTGTACCTGTTAACGCTATTACACAGACTGCACTTACTACAGCACAGATGGAAGGTATTCACTCTATAGATGTAAGCCTTATCATTGGTAATGTTATCAACGAAGAGCTTATCAGTATTGCTGAAGAAGCAGGTATCGACTACAAGATGGGTGATGAGCCTGACCAAGCTGAAGTAGAGCTTAAAGAAGAGCAAGAGACTGTAGCTCTACTACGCCGTAAACTAAGAGACATCAAAGAGGAAGACGCAGGCACTGAGCTTATGCGTCAGACTGCTGATATGATGGCTAATAGTGAGGAAGAACCTATTGAAGGCCCAGCGCCAGAGATGATGGATGTAGAAGCAGAACAAGAGATGCCACAGATGCAACAACGTGGCTTAATGGCGAGAGGTTAGTAGCATGGCAGCAGGTTTTATGGCAGGTTTTGGGACTAAGTTCTCAGAGCTAATTGAAGAAGATCGTAAGTACTATCGTGACCGTGCAGCTAAGCGTCAAGAGTATCTACAAACTTACGGTACACGTGCAGTAGCTGATCGTGAAGGTAAAGCTAATGCTGCGCTGGGTGTAGCTAACTACCTAATCACTAACGGTATCTCTAAAGACGATGTACGCTATGTAGTAGACACAAGCGGTGTGCAAGGACTGGCTCAGCTTAAAGCTACTATTGATTCACGTACTGATCTTACAGCTGATGAAAAGTCTAGCCTCGTAAAGAAAGCCAAAGATTATGTAGCTGAGAACCCTGACGAAGATCTTAACACTGTAGTTAAACGTGCTTATGGTCTGTATAAAAGCTCTGACAACCCAGTTAAGCGTGAGCGTAGCTTGTTTGGTTCTATCTTAGGTCTTGACTCTCGTATGATGGAAGACGAGGTGATGGATGATCTGTACATCAATGGCTACACAGGCCGTGACGTTTATCGTATTATGGGCAGTGCTGGTCCTACTCCAGGTTCACCTCTTGATTTAGACTTACCTCTTAAGCCATTGTCTTCCCAGGTACAACGTAATATTGCTTTGATGATTACTGATAAATTCGAGTCTTCTGTAGATGCGCAGTTAGCTAAGAAAGATACAGAATGGCAAACAGCAGATGCAGATAGAAGATTAGAAATAGTAAAAGAGAAAGAAGAGCTAGAAACTTTTAAAGGTCAAGGTATTGCTGGTATTGGACCTTATGCAAATAAATACGATACTAGTATATTCGATTATGCCAAGGCTCTTTATGATGAAGATCCTCGTAATATTGAGGGTAATACTAATCTTCTCATGTTTGCGTCTGCATTTACGGACTATTTTGCAGATCAAGAAGATGAAGCTAAAGTAGCTGAAGTAGCTGAAACTGATAAAGAAGCTGAAGTAGCTGAAACTGATAAAGTAGATATGTCTGGTGCTCCTGGTTTCCGTGAACGTGATGATCTAGCTGCTACTAGTTCTACTACTGCAGCAGCAGATACAACTACTCCCCCTACTGTAACTGCACACGTAGTAGAAACTGAAGCAGAGGCAATGGATCTACTTAAGAGTGGTACAGTCAAATTAGGTGATACATTGCAGATAGGTAATAACCCACCTCGCTCCGTTCTTAAGTTACCTGAGGCAGTTGAAGCTAAAGCTGCACCTAAAACTACAGACTTAGGCGACATGTCTGGTGCTCCTGGGTTCCGTAAGCGTGATGATGTCTCTGTTGCTATGACTCAAGAGGTACAACAAGCAGCTACTTCTCTTAAAGAGTCTCTGCCAGAAGATTTACAAGCAGAGTTTGACACCTTCATAAATGAAGATGGTGGCGCTCTAATGTTTAATAGTATTCTAGCTAATGAACCTCTTCCTGAAGACCTACAAGAAGAACTTAAGAAGTTTGAGTCTGAAGATGTACCGTCTGTGATGGACTACATTAAAAACTTCCGTGGAGTTAGATCAGACCTTACCTTAGCAGAAAAGTTTGCTGATCCGCTGTTCTTCTTAGACCCTAAATACTATGGAGGTTCTACTGGAACTACAGACTTAGGTGATATGACTGGTGCTCCAGGCTTCCGTGATGAGACTAACGAGTTAGACGCTGCATTACAGAGACTGCCAGATCATGTAGAGAAACTTGGCGAACAAGGTATGGATGCTTGGCGTAAATTGACTGCAACTGTGCCTACAGAAGCTCCTAAATCATATACTCAAGAAGAGATTCTTGCTTGGTATGAGAACCGTGTCAATACTCAGGAAAAAGCGGATATGGAAGAACGTATTCGTGATGATGCACGACAGTTCTTGCAAGATGAGAAGAGCTTCCCGCAACCACTACCTCGTATTGTGATAGACACTTTAGCAGATGATGTAGTAGAGGAAGCTAAAGTTGACAGGGAAGTAACACGTGTCGTGCAGCAGCTAAACAATAAAGGTGAGACCCCTAGCCCTAAAGATATTGAAGACCTCAAGACGACACTAGAGTTAAACCAAGAGATCGACACATCTACAGACGAACTATATCGTGGCCCTATCTCAGGTAAAACCTTAGTAGAAAAACTTGATGACATCTGGAACTTCTATACTAGTGAAGAGCCTGAGTATGATCCTCGTGCAGTAGGTACTGTAGGCTTCCGTGATCTAGGACTACGTGATACTACTGATGATGTACGTCCACCTCGTAATAGAGAGCCTGACGCACAGACCAGAACAAGAGCACCACTAGGTGATACTCGTACTGAGCCTGATGCAACTGTACCTTCTATCTCTGCAGTAGACACTAGTGCTAGACCTTCAGGCTTGATGTCTCCTGATAAGGACACACGTAAAGTAAACGTAGGTGATCTTGCTACCTTTGCTGATCCAGAATTAATGAATAACATTGAAACTGCCCACGGTTCAGGATCTAAAACATTCAAGGACTTTGAAAAGAAAATATCTTCTGGTACTATGAAACCAGCTGATATAACACGTTTGATCAAAGCTACACGTAAACTACCTAAAACAACATCAAGAGGAAAACTACTGGACTCTCTATTCGACTTACGTGACGCACTGAATAAACGATAAGGTAGAGCTATGGCTAACTTAGATATGTTCTTGGGTGATCCTATTACACCTGAGAAAGAAGAAAAACAAAAGACAGTAAGCCCTTTAGATGCCTTTCTTGGTACTGCTGAAGACGTATCTTCGGACCGTCCGAAAGTAGAACAACAAGTAGATTCCTACTTAGACCCTGAAGGTGTGCGTGACCTTACTCGTGATGACGTGTTCCAAAAGTATGCGCCTTACATGAAGTCTAAGTTTGGTATGACTGAGGATAAGTTTGATCGTCAAGAGATAGCTGATGCCTACGTTAACCACATGCGTAAGTTTAACTTTGGTCAGTCTGTCGTTACTGTAGGTGAACTATCATATCTTAATGGTGCCACAGAAGCACAGAAAGCTGAGGCTGCTGCAGCTTACCAGACGTTTGACTCTATGAAGGGTGCCTTTGCTGAGGGTACGTCTGGCATGGAGAAGCTGGACGCTGTGTACGACTACGGTAGAGCGCTTATTGTTGATCCAGTTAACGTTGTATCTCTTGGTGTAGGTAAGCTTATTACAGGCGGCGGCTCTAAGGCTGCAGCACAGCTAGCCAAAGAAGGTGTTAAGCGTGAAGTAGCTAAGATTATTCAGAAGCAAGGCTTGACTCAAAGCGCTAAGCAAGCAGCCAAGCAAGTAGAGCGTAAGCTTATAGGTGAGACCTTACGTAGTGAAGCGTTTAAGAAAGCCTCTAAAGGTCTGGCTGTAAAGGAAGCGCTGTACACAGGTGCGACTGACACTGTAGCTGGTGTGTCTATGGATGCTGTGTATCAGCAAGCTATGCAAGAGGTAGGACTACAGAGTGAGTACGACTTAGTACAAGGCTCTGTGGCTGCAGTCGGTGGTGCGTTTGGTACAGGCTTATCTATGGGCTTGTCTATGTTAGGACGTAGCTTTGATGCTGACTCAGATATGCTAGCTGCGTTCTACTTTGATAGAGCTAACACAGACCTAGCTCGTGCTCGTGAGATAGCTGGGGATGTAACTAAGTCAGTTAAGGAGAAGCTAGACTTACGTGGCTTCCAAGATAGTCTACCTGACTTTAAGAAGAATATGGAAGACTTTGCTGATAAAGTAGAACGTGGTGGATTACTGCGTTTGTTAGGCAACGGACAGCGTGTATCTAAAGAAACACAAATACGTAAAGCTTTCTACTTGGGTGACGAGAAGCTAGGCTTCAAGGGTGTTGCTGATATCTTAGCTGAGAATGGTGTACGTAACTGGACTAAGCGTACAGACGATGACAACTTCTCTAACTGGATGCATGATCTTATTCGTGAGATGCCTCAGAATGTACAAGATCAGTTAGATGATGTCTTCCGTAACACCTTAGGTAAAGCTGTGCCTGACTACAAAGGTAAGTCTCTACTGCAAGCCTTAGATATGGATGCTAAAGAGTTCAGCGTAGCAGGTCAACAGCTTAACATCTTGTCACAAGCTGCACGTACATTGCGTTACATACCTAAGGTAGCTGATGATGAGGTACTACCTGAACTACTCAAGGCAGAACTACCGCCTGTGTCTACACGAGTGCGTGAGGCTTTTGCAGCTAAGACTAGCTTCTTGCAGCGTAACCTTATTCGTATGCTTGTTACACACCCTGGTACTACAGCGCTCAACTTGATTGGTTGGCAGACTGCTAGCTCTATGCAAAGTATGTCTGACATTGTACGTGGCACTTTGTATGGTGGTAACGCTATCTTACAGACTGCTATGTTCAACAAAGAAGGTGCAGCTAAGTATGCTAAACGTGCAGGGTTGATGTTCACGTTGCAGAAACAGAAGATGCGTAACCTTCTGGACACACACATGACATACGAAGCATTTATGGACTTTGCTGCGTATAACCCTGAAGCACAGAAGAAGATGTTCCGCTACTTGTCTGGTGGTATTGAGCTAGAAGAAGTAGCTAAAGACATTGGCTTCCAAGACTTTGGTAAGATGGCTAAAGAGATTGGCGTTACTGACGCTGAGAAGCTATCTCAGAATGAGGGTCTATTCAGTAAAGCTATGGATGGACTGCAAACTATCTACGGCGTTAAAGCACAAGACATGCTCACTAAGACACAAGAGTTCATGTACTCTGTAGATAAACGTATTCGTGCTGAATATGGTGTAACTTACTCTGAGTTTATTCGTGACCCTAACTTGTGGAAGAATATGCAGGGTGACAAGTACGCACAGATTGTTAGTGAGTCAGCTGATGATGCTTTACGTGCTGTGTTCGCTAAGCCTTATGGTGGCACAAAGGGTACACTACAGTTTGCTGCTAAGATTGTCGAGGATATTCGTAAGTACCCTGTGGTTGGTGCGATGGTTCCGTTTGGACAGTTCTTTAATAACACACTAGGCCACATGATGGACCACACAGGCATCAGCTTAGTGCATAAGTATCTGGCTGGTACTACACGTGACCCTATGGAACTGCTAACTAAGTCTGCTGTAGGTCTAAGCTTTATTGGCGCAGCTTATACGTATGAGAAGGACTACTTAGAGGAAGGGCTTGGCATCTTCCAAGAGCGCAGTTCAGATGGTACTATACGTAACAGACAATATGACTTCCCTTACAGCTTCTACAAAGCTATTGGTCGTATGGCTGCTTACGTTGTACGTGATGGTGAGATACCTCGTGCGACTATTGAAGAGGTAGCGGCTACGTTTGGACCACAACAACTTACACGTCAGCTAGGCGATAGTATCCAAGCTTCATACGACATGCTTATCGACATTGCTACATCTGATGACATTGAAACTAAGCGTGTCCTTACTGAGGTTGTACAAAAGTCTGCAGCTATGTATTTGTCAGGCTACTCTCGTCCACTTGATCCAGTGAACATCACAGCTTCACTAATGAAGGGTGACGAGTATGTGTCACCTGATCGTCGTCAAGGTAGTGAGTGGTTGAACAACTCTGTACGTTACACTGATGAGCTACTAAGCGCTATGCAGCTGTACACTAAGCCTGAGCAGAAAGAACGTGCGCTCACATCAAGCAAGGATCGTCTTCCTATTGGGCGTATCTTTGGTTTCCGTGAAGAGCTAGCACAGAGTCCTATACAAGAAATGTTTAACCAAGCTGGCCTAGCACAGTGGCGTACTAATATTCGTTCATCTATTGCAGAACCACTCAACGATGTCAACAGTATGATTACGCCTATCCTTAACTACAAAGCAGCTGAGCTACTTGACACATATGCTTGGAAGTCTGCCTCTGCAAGCGGTAAGAAGGATATGATCTCTCGTGTAATCAGTGAGGCTAAAAAAGAGATACGCTCTTTACTTGAGAACTCGTTTAACCCTGAGGATACACGTACATCATTATTATTTAAGTTAGGGGAAGGTAGCTTCGTTAATAAGAAAGACCTAGCTCAGTACTTAAAAGATATGGGCTTTGATCAAGATCCGTCGAAGCTAGACACGGAACAGATACAACTCCTTGTCGGCTACATAGAGCTAGACAAAGAGGTTGAAAAGAAACAACAGAAACTATTAGGTTTGAGATAATAAAAAGAGGGGGGCAACTAAGCCCCCCTTTCTAGTTCTACTTTATGCCATGTTTGGTTGCACAACTTCGAGACCACAACACAGCTTCCTTTAGAGCCTTGATAGCGTAGTCTTTCTCATCAGCATTGTGTAAGTTATCATCTATGTAATGTATCAAGTCAGACGCTGCATCGTCTAGCCCTTGAATAAACTGTACACGCTTATGTTCAATGAAACGCTTAGCTTCTTCTTCTATACTGAAAGCCACATAACTACTCCGTTGTTTGGCATGTGCGTGTATTCTACCATAAGTAAAACACAGTGTCAACACCTATTTATGTGTTTCTACCCAGCGCTGACGTAGCCTAGTTAGATACCAGATAGCTTTATCAATATCCTCTAGACCATTCTTGTATTCACACCGCCACATGTACTTCAGTACGTTAGCTGCGTGTGGTGCTATAGCGCCTGACATGTTCTCTGTCATAGCTTCAATAGCTTCGATGCACTCTATACCTGCTTGGTTGTAGTGCACTGGTTTGTTAACTGGATCGTTCACGTAAATACTCCGCTAGCTTTTCTAACTTAACAGGATCATCATTAGACTTACCTGCACTGTGGTTACACCCCTCACAGAGCCACCCCCTAAACTCTCCTGTCTTGTGGCTATGATCTAAACAAATCTTCTCTGCTACATCACCGCATGATTCACACACATTATCAACAGGCTTAGGGTGCATCTTCTTTAGTGTGCTTACTGTACGAGAGTGTTCTTTCTGACAGGCTGCACACCTGTAACCTTTTGTAGCTTCACCATTCTTCCTGTAGTATATAGCGTTGAACTCATCTAGTGATTTCTCTTCGCCACACTTCTTGCATAGACGTAGCTCAGGGTTAAGGTTAGACACTACAGGTTCTTTAAAGAGGTCTAGCTGCATTACTCTCCAACCATTCTTTTAGTTCACTATACCCACCAATGTAACTACCGTTCTCACTGAACACTTGTGGTACTGTTGTAATGCTTGAATGCTTAAGCACATACAGCAGCCATGCACTAGTCTCTTCTTGTATGTTGTACTCTACGTACTCTTTGTTAGCCCCTTCTAGTAGTGCCTTAGCTTGATCACAAAAGTTACACTGGTTACGACTGATGATTGTGTACATCTTGTCTCCATTTAAGTTCAAACAAAAGTTTCTTCTGCTCGTAGTCGGACATTATCATCCAATCACGTATTTCATCTATGGTCCTCATGCACCCTGCGCAGTACCCATCATCACGTATGCGACAGACCTTTACGCAGGGCGATGGTGTAGACCCTATGTTAGGTCTACGATTTCGCACGAGTCACCAGAGCAAGCCATCGTCTGCATAGCTACAGTGTTGTCTTCTTGTTCATACTCAGACAGCTTAGCCCAGTCGATACGCTCTGGCATCTTAGCTAGCAATACCTCATACTCATCCTTTGTGCAATCCTGATATGGTGCTTGCTGATAAGTATGATCTGAGTGTGGCAAAAATGACACACCTGACATTTCATCGAAGTGCTTGTAGACAAACGCACCCACGTCTAGCCATTCCGATTCACGGACTGATATAGTCACCGATGGTTTATGCTCACACCAATGACGCTGATACGTTAGCCATGTCTCTAGCTGTTCGATAGCAGTCATGTCATTACGTGTTACCGCATTGTCTGGGGACTTCTGAGGGAAGCTGAACACTGTAGTAGTGTCACCCTTGAAGACGCAAGGCTCATATGGAATACCTTGATCCTTCATAAACTGAGTGAGAGGGTCTTTGTTATCGCCTCGTACAGTGCGGATATAATAGTCTGAATGTCGGGCATGGATACCAGATGCAGAATCAACAAGCTGAGATACTGTGCCGCTAGGTTTAACACATGTAATAGAAGCAGATACAGGAATACCAAGTTTATTAGCCCACTCAGTATTAGTATCAACAGCCACTTCACGTAGACGTTCAAGGGTCTTCTCCAATCCTGCATTCTGAGATGTCATCAGAGGGTTATCCATAATCCCTGTCAAGGAGACACCTAGCAGTCGTTCTTCTTCTGTGTTGTTCTGCCAGACTTTACGTAGGTATGGGAACTTTGTGTAGGTTGACTGGATGGTCCCAAGGATTGTAGCCAATCGTACCTTGCGAATAAGATCGTCGATGCTATCCGTAGCACGGACAACACACTCTGTAAGATTACAGAACTGATAAGGGCGCAAGATGATCTCACTACACGGGTTAGTCCCGAAGTCAAAGTCAGGATTACGTCTACCAAACTTAGCTGCCTGTTTCTTAGATGCTTCACGGTTAAACACTCCACGTTCACCTGATTTACTTTCTACTAGCGCAGTCCACTCACGCATGAATGTCTCTACGTCAGGCTTCTCCGTGTAGCTGACGCTGTTGTTAGCCAATGCACGGTGCGCTGCAGTTTCCCACCATTGTCCTGACTTAGCGTGACGCATACGATCATCACTCAAGTTAGACAAAGAGATCATAGCACTGCGGCGTACACCACCAACCACAACGATCTGACCAATGAAGCACATCAAGTCGTGACACTCTAGTGAAGATAGCTTACGTCCTTGTGCGTTCTTGAATGTAGACACAGCAAAGTTAAACAGTTCAACTAAAGGCGCTGGGCCACTGGCACGTCCACCGAATGTCTTTAGTCGTGCACCTGCAGGGCGTACCTTAGACACGTCCCATTTAGGAATCTCACCAGCCCATAGGAGTGCCAACACTTGACGGAAAGCCTTAGCCCACCCTTCCTTACTATCTTTAACGACAACGGTAGTGTCACTATCATAGAGGACAGGCACTTCGGGAAGCTTAGATACGTACTGTCGTTCAACAGAGAAGCCGACACCAGTACCGCAGAGGAGGATGTACATCGCTTCGTCGAAGCTCTTAGGGTCATCTACGGGGAGATATGAACAGTTGTACCCTGCTGTGTTATCACGATCTAGTGCTGGGCCTGCAGTCATCATAGCTCTCATAGATGGCATGATCTCTAAGCCAAGGATAGCTTGCTCAATCTCGAAGCGTGTCTCTGCGTCAACCTTGTCAGCGATTACATTGGTAGCGTAACGTGCTACTGTGTCATCCCAAGACTCACGCCCATACCCATCGAAGTACTTAGCGTAGCGTGACTTGTGAATAAATGCTTGGTAGTCTGTTGGTAAAAAGTTATTCATCTGTTTTTCCTTTTTCCAGTTCTTCGATGCGTTCCAGTAGTTTCTCTACATCTTCATAACGACACCAAGGCCCATCCTTGTCCTCTCTACGGACATTTCGAGACCATTCACTTTCTTTCGTAAAGTAAAAACGCCTAATCTTCATCTGTTGTCTCCTGAACCTGAAAGTGTACCTCGTGCCTTGCGTCCATATAACTTCTCTAGATTTTTCATAGCAAGGTCATGCATGTCTAAGTTTAAATCTCGTGATAGTGCAGCAATGTACCACAACACGTCACCTACTTCAGCTGCAATAGCTTGACGGTCAAAGTTACCATCACGCAGCATCTTCTTTACTTTGTTTGCGACTTCCCCTGCTTCACCTGCCAAGCCCAGCGCAGGATACAGAATAGAATGCTCGGCTTTGTAAATGGCAGTCTTGGCTGCTGCTTTTTGGTACGCATTTAAACCCATCTCTTTCTTGCTATATGTCTCACTGTAGTATTCCCAGGCTTCTAAGTCACCATCACTTAATGTACTCATAGTCTCTCCTTAACATTTAAGTTATCTACTTCGACATCATCCACATCGTAGAAGATATCCTTTACTAAATCAAACACATCATCAACATGTGCTTCTTCTAAAGAGGACAGTATGTTGTTGTCCTCATCTACTTCTAGAACAAAAGTTACACTAAACTTTTTATTCACGGTCAGGCACTCCCATAAGTTTTACTGAAAGGTGTTAGCATGTCTGTGTCTAAGAAGTCTGATTGTGCTATCTCATCCCTCTTCTCTATAGCTAATCGCATAAGCGCTGGGTGCTCTTCTACAAGTTCAAGGAACGTAGCCATCAAACTACCCGCATGAAACAACCGATTGAAGTTGCTCTCATCTAGTGTGCTATCGTCGTGTGTCATCAAGTAGACAGACACAGTAGTGTATTGTCCGTCAACTAATCCTGTTGGCTTGAGTACTACTGCGAACTCGTCTTTGCCTATCTCACCCATGCTTTTCCTCCTTAAGTTCTATCAAGCTAGTCCTGAGTGGTGTACCTTCTTCTTGCAGCCACTCAAGAGGTATAGTCCTGTGCGAGTACAAGAAGCCATGCTTCTCACACCAAGCAGCATAAGTAGACTTAGCTCCTTTGTATAACTTAGCGTTAGCGTTACTGAAGACAAACCGTATATCTAACTCAGGGTGTTGTTCTCGTACAGCTATATGCTTACGTCTGTCTTCGTTATCGAAGATGCCCTTGGTTTCAATTACGATGCCATTATCTAACACAAAGTCTGGTGTGTAAGTCCTGTACCTGAGATCCTTCCACTCAATCTTTAAGTCCTCATAACGTAATCTCTTTTGATTAACTTTCAAGAACTCAGCTACAGTCTTTTCTAAGCCGCTACGATATCTACGAGAGTTATGTCTCTTCGCTGGCACTTTCATCTCCTATGAATACGTAGTCGATCATCGGTTTATCAGCCGCCTTAGACACACGAGAGGGTAGTGTCTGTAGGTTAGGCCAACACTTATGTTTGTAAGCACAGAAGCCACACGTTGCGTTCAGCTTCAAGTTACCGCTAGGCTTCTTGAAGTATGTCTCAGGGATAGCCTCGAAGCAACGCTCAAACGGTTTGTCTGATTGTATGTACTCGACTGTCTCTTCGATCTTATGTAGTTCCGCATCGACATCAACACCAGAAGCGTCAACATATTTGAACTCCCCATTAGCTTTGTTGACTACCCACCAACCACCGACTTCTTTGTCTGCAGCTTTAGCGTAACCAACTAACTGGCTTACATAACCAAAGCTATCACCTTTAGCTAAGGTCTCAAAGTCCTTGAACTTATTCTGGTAAGACCAAGGTGACGCAGACTTAACGTCATCTACCTTACCATCAAGAACCATGTCGTACTCACCACTGATCTCTGTGCCATCAGACAAAGTGAGTACAACCTTTTCGTTATCCGTAAACTCTACATCAGCAGCACGAAGAAGCCCTTTGAATACCGCCTCAACAATATCGCCTAGCATCATATTCACTAGGAACTGTGGAGGGAATGGTGTCTTATCCTCAGGGTCATTCTTCTCGAACCACAGCTGACAAGTCGGACGTCCAAGGTTGGACATCCGTAGTTTAAACTTGTCACGTGGACCGCTGCTGAACTGCTTACGCACTGCATCCGCTACGTCTTTACCTACCTGCTCAATCACAGCTTCATCAACTGTAGTCTCACCTGCAAGTGCTTTCTGTAGGAATGTGTGTAAGGCTAGCTCAGCTGTGTGGTTCATTCTGCTGCAACCTCAACGTCTACGATATCATTGATCACAGCCTCAGCCTTAGCTGACATAGTACCACCACTACGCTCTTCGTGTAGGTCATTGATGTAGCCATTCATGCCTGCGATCCAGTCCATAAAGCTGTCCAAGATATCTTTGTCTGACTCATCCAGTTCATGCTTGTCAGCTAGATCAAGAGTGAACGTAGCGTACTCACTACCGTTAGGCATCTCGTGTAGCTCTGCACCCATCGTCATGTGGTACTGGATAGGCAGTGCGTTCTTGCGAGAGATTGCCTTAAGTGAATCATCAATAGCCTTGATTGAGCCACGGCTCTTAACGTCCATAACAAATGGAATCTCTTGACTAGTCAAAGCTGTATCCTCAATAGGATTACCTTGCTCATCCATAGCACCTTGCATGACGACAGTACCAAACACTACCTTAGTGCGCTTAGTGCTACGCATTAACTCCTGTGTCTCTTTAGGTAGAGACTTGAAGTCTTCAACGTAACCTGATGGGCGGCCTGCGTTGAACCCACCTGCATTGTCTTTCAAGTCACCATTCAAGTTGTTAACTAGAACAGTCTTGATCATCTCGTTAGCTTGAGAGTCCCACCGTGTCCACTGCTGGCGCTGGGCGAAGATGCGGATCTTAGGGTTTGTAGCGTACACTACCTTGTCGTCTGACTGGGTTAGTTTGTACGAACCTGCAGGAACAGCATCTACTTTAACTGTCTTGCCGTTGACTTCGATCTGGCCTTTGATTGGACTATGGATCTGACTGAAGCGAGGCAGCATTGAACGCTTACCACTTGAGTTCTCAGCCAAGCCCATCATCTCTGCGATAGACTTACCATCAGTTGCCAAAGCGATTTGTGTATTACTCATTGTGTATCCTTTCACATTTACACAGTTTCAAAGAGTCGTAGTTATAACACTAAACGTCCTTAGTGTCAAGCCAATTCGGACCAATCTTTGCTTCTAATAACAGAGGCACATTCATCTCTACTCCGTAGGCTTCTTCGATGATACGATTGAGATCATCGTTGAGTGTATTTATCATTGCAATTACATACTCCTTCTCGTCTGGGTGAATATCTATAACAGCTGAGTCATGTACGGTATTGACTAGGCAAGACTTCAAAGGCTTCAACCTCTCCTCAATCTCCATCAATACAACAGGTACAACATCGCCAGTAGCAAACCCCTGCACTGGATAGTTCTTGATGTTAGTCATGTGACTCACGCTACCATTCTCTCTGCGGTGGCAGTCAGGGAATGCATACTGCCTACCACTTACGTTAGTAATCTTTAGTAGGTTGACTGCTTCCTTGGCTAACTTCTTGTGCCACTTGGCTACACCTGTGTACTTCTGTGTGAAGTGTTCGTAGTACGCAGCCACAGCTTTGGGTCTTCCGAAACCAGTTGCGCCAAAGAGGGGTGCGAAGGTGTGTTCCTTAGCTTCCTGGCGTGTCGTTGGCTGACCAGCATCAGTGATAACCTTGGCGGTGTAGCTGTGTACGTCGAACCCTGTAGCGATCTCTTCCATTGCTGTCTTGTCCTGTGCAAGGAACGCAGCCGTGCGGAACTCAAGTTGTGCAAAGTCTGCCTCCATTACGTAGCCACCATCGAAGCGTGACACAAATACTTTCTTGATAGGGAATGTGTTACCTCGTGGCATGTTCTGCATGTTAGGGTTACGCCCACTAAAGCGGCCTGTAGCTGCAGTAGTCTGTGATAGATCCACATGTAAGAAACCATCAGGCTTAGTGAACAAGTCGATACCACCCACAAAGTTATTCAAGTAGCTCTTGATAGCGTTTAACCTACGAATGTCAGACAAGAATGCTTCAGCCTCATCCATACCTTTTGATCTAGCTGTAGCGATAAGCAGATCCAAGTTAGACTTAGATGTAGTGAAGCCTGCATCGCTGACCCATTCTTTGTTAGGCGGGAAGAACTTAAGCCCTGCTACTTGGTTAGTCTCTTCTAGTTTGTAGCCACGTGCTTCACAGTCCTTGCACTTGTTAGGCTTAGCGTAACGTGTACCATCTTTCTTGATCTTGTACGTGTTACCTGTGCCATTACATGTAGGGCATGTGTAAGCCTTAGTCTTCATCACACGCTGTGTGTTAGCGTTGACAGTAGAGCGATACTCGTCAGCCGTATTGACATACTCGAATAGCTCAGCCCACTCCTTCTTATCGTTAGGCTTCATGCTGTAGATAACTTGAGACTTCTGCTCTGGTGATGACATGTTGATAGGTGTGTCACCCATAAGCTCACGTACCTTTGTGTTGATGCGTGTCTCTAGCTCTGCTTTCTCCTGCTCAAACTCAACACGAACTTCCTCAAGTGCATCACGGTCTACCTTGAACCCACGCTGATACATGCGACACAATGTCATGCACACCTTCATGCTGATATCACGTACACGTATC